TTTGTAGCTTCGTGAAGGTACTCAGCGAATTAGCCTTGGGCAAATCCTCAAAGGTCAGGAACCACGACCGCCATGCCTGAGCCTTAGCCTTAGCGTTGAAGGTAAACGTGCCGAGCTTTGCGTGGTCTGTCGTATCGTAGCAGGTGACAGCGTACAGCTTCTGGCCTTTCAGTTTAGTTGCTTGGGTAGCGTATAAGGTCTTATACATAGTGTCTGACATGATCTTTGATCCTTAGGGTTTAGGGTTTAGGGTAGTCTAGACAGCGTCCAAAGGGTCTTATCTATGGACGCTGCTAAGGCTATCCTATCACCATACGCCGAGGGCCTCCAAGATTGTTCTATCACGGTCCAGATGTTTGACGTCATAGCCTTCAATGGCCTTGCCCACTGCATCAAAGATAGCCCGTTGCCTGTCATTAAACATAGCTATGGTGAACATGCCCACCTTGTAAGGGTTTGCCTCCAAGGTCATGGCTTGCCAAGCGGCGGCGGCATCGGTGTCAGATTTAGGACACTTGGCCTTCAGCATGCCTTGGTTCTTACCACGGCTGACCTTGGCGGCGTCTATGGCTGCAATGCATACGTCGCGGAACTCTGCGCTTGTCATGGTCATAGTTTTAATTCCTTTAGGGTTATGGGTTAGTGTTTAGGGTAAGAGACGTGGGCGACATCGCGAGGCCGTGGCGACGCTTTACGCGTCAACCACAAAACCGGATTTGTCACGCTTGGCCGCACCCTTCGCATATAGTGCGACAGCAACGCCTTGCGGCTCGATGAAACGGGCGTCGGTATCGTCGCCATGCACAATGGGCAGGCCCTGGAATGTGTCGCCGTTGTTAATGAGGCGTTCTACAGTCTCATAATCACGGAACACTACCGCAAGGCGCATGCCAGCGGCGACGGCCTTGGCCACGAAAGGCGCATAGCCGCGCGTCCCGCTATAGCTATAAGTGAGGTCATACCAGGACAGCGCGCGCCTGTTCGGAATTTTGGTGTAGTCGTAAACTTTTAGGCCGTATTGATCCACTAGCGCGCCAACCATTGCCACCCATTGCGGCCAGTTTTCGAAGCGTATGTCGCTAGTGCCATTAGGGCGATAGGCTGGCGTCACGCCGTCACGCTGGCAAGCTTTGCAATGGCGTACAAGGTCACGCTCTAAGCGCGCCAGAAAAACTTCCGGCATTTGCTGCAGGACTAGAGTGCGGCGCAATCGTGAAAGCATCACGCTAGACATAGCGCCACGGCCTGCGGTGAATAGGCAAGGTGCGGCGCATTTGGCGACATCGGCCATCGCGCATACGTTTTGCCCGCTAAGTTTATGAGGCGCTAGATATGTCACGGCTGTACGAATGCCAAGCTTTTCGCCTTTGGATGTTTTAGCGTCCGCGCCGATTGTTACAACGCTGTCGATCACGTTACGGCTCTTGGCGATATAGGCGGCCATCTGTTGGCGGGTGGCGGCGTCTAGTGCTGTTAGGTCTAAGGTCATGGTCTGTTATCCTTTGGTTGCGTTGTTTGTTTAGTTCAAGCCTTGGGAAAGCCTGAGCCCTCCCAAGGTATCAACTAAACTTAAAGGGTTTCTTCAAGGTGGACGCGTAATTTAGTAACGTCATCTGCGAACACTGTCAGCCGGAACATACCTTCTTCGGTTTCAAGCACCAAATTGCGATACTTTGCGCCCTTTTCGTTGACTTCGGCAATCGCACTCAACGTGATTGACTTAACATGATGAACACTTGTGTTGATTGACATTTTGTTTCTCTCTTTCGTTTGTTTGTTTCGATGGATATGAAGGTAGGACGTTCCAGACAGATTAGCAACAGTAGTTTCGCATACCAGCCATGCGGTTTATGCATAGCTCACTCGCGTGTGTATTATATAGCAAGGACAAAAAAAGAACAAACCGCAAGTCAGGGTCGCCATGGGATATGCAACGTTGGGAAAGAGAAGGCCACTCCAGGGCGCTTAAAATCGGTTTAAACGGCTAAGGTAACATAGTACCGCTATAGTGTTGCAAATTTACCACAGGTGTTGCAGAAATGTCACAGGTGTTACATTGTATCAATTCGTTAGATATTACATAGCAGGCTAATGGTTAATGCCCTAACAGTAAGCAAGACGACAGTAAGTTACGCAACAATAAGCTATGCAACAATTAGGGTGCTAACTAATTTCCATTGTGCGATGCAGCATTCTATTGTGCGGTGCAGCATTTCACCAGGTGAATTTGTGCAGTGCAGCATTCTATTGTGCGGTGCAACATAGCAGCCAGTATGTGTTGTGCGGTTGTGTTGTGCGGTGCAGCACATTTTTGGGGGTCCGGGCCGGGGGTGCGCGGGGTGCCTCTTATATGTACAATACACCAAAACATTTTCTAATAATTTTTTAGGTCATGCAAAAAGCCCTAGAAAGCTCCTGTACGTCCAAGGCTTGTTTCTAGGCTACGAACCCACCAGATAACAAGACAAGGACACCACAGGAGGCTCCTAGAGCTTTACAAGAGCTATTTGACATATGAGGCTACCCTAGAAAAGCGGAACCTTCCTAAGGATATACTTAGTACTATCCTATGTACTATAATCCTTTATATATTTTCTTTATAGATTTACCTAGTACAGTACTAAGTACTATCCTTAGTACGTCCTAAGTATAATACTAGGGTATCATACTTACCAATCTTTGTCAATAATAAAATTAAAAATATATTTTGCACTTTCCCTATTGACACCAACATAAGAATGCTATATACTGTTTAACAAATCAATTATTCATTAAAATAAGTACCCTTAGTTCTAGTCCTTAGGACATACTAAGGATACCTTAAGGAACCCTAAATGGCTTTGTTTGAAAGAGAAGCATTTATTAACTCAGTTGGTCATACAAGAATTAAGTCACTATTTTTTGAGTTGAGTTATGATAACAATAAGTTCCATCTATTTACTTTAAAAGATAAAGACTTTGTTACCCCCGAAGGTAAGACCCTTCTTAGTATTAAGAAATTGTATTTAGATTATGTGTCAAATGATCCAACTGAGTATACCTTTGCTATGGCTGTCTTTGGTACTTGGGATATTTGGGATACGATAAGAACTAACCTATCTCTCCGTAAGTACTACAGTAGGTGGCGAGAAGAAGTTGATGTAAGGATTAAGTCAGAAGCAATCAGAAGCATAGCTGAGGAAATGAGAGAAGGTGGTAGGTCATCCTTTACAGCAGCCAAACTACTTCTAGAAAGAGGTTGGATTGAAAAGGTTAGTCCTAATGATCGTAAGTCCGCAAGACAAAAGCAAAAAGAAACTGCCTTAGATCGTCAAGCTATGCAAATGCTCTCCAAAGACGCAGAACGGTTAGGTCTAAAGGTTAACTAGAGTAGACTCAGTAAGAAGTACTCAGTACTGAAAGCACTCAGTAGGAAATAGGGAATACTAAATGGCTAAGAAACCTACCGTCTCGACTATCACTTCAGGGTATGCGTCAAATACTCAGCTTAATGCTAACTTTGAAGCACTAAGAGATTCCTTCGATAATACTTTGTCTCTTGACGGTAGTACTCCTAACTCTATGGGTGCTGACCTAAATCTAAATAGTAATGACATTCTAAACGCAGACGGTATTCAAGCTAATAGTCTTACCATTGCAGGGTCAAGTTTTAACATCTCAGCCCTTACAGGTTTAGCCTCAGTATCAGGGGCTTTTATTGCTCCTCGTTCATCGGCACCAACTACAAGAGATGACGGAACAGCACTCCAGTCAGGTGACATCTACCTTAACACAACAAGTAACCTGGCTTTCATTTACAATGGTTCAACCTTTGTTGGCCTAAGTACAAACACGACAGTAGCTGAAGTTGATGTATTCTCAGGTAACGGATCAACTACAGGCTTTACTCTTTCTTCAGCACCTGAATCAGAGAACTTCACCTTTGTCTATGTATCAGGTGTATACCAGGCTAAATCAGCATACTCAGTATCTGGCACTACCTTAACATTTAGCTCAGCACCCGCTTCAGGTACTAACAACATTGAAGTAGTTAATTTCGATGGTTCTCTTCTCCAGACTTCAGTCAACAAACTAGCTAACAGAACAGCACTCAAGGCATCATCTACTTCGTCTATCCAACAGTTTGATGGTTCTTGGTGGGTATACGACTCAAGTGTACCTATCGCTACTTATTCGATTGATGCTTCAGAAGCTATCCTTGTATCCCCCACAGGTTCAGGTAACGGAGCTTGGGTCAGACAGTTCGATGATGGTAAACTTAACATCCGTTGGTTTGGTGCAGTAGGAGACAACAGTACTAACGATGCCCCAAGCATTCAAAATGCTGTGTCTTTTGCTTCCTTCTGCGAAAGAACCGATACACATAACGGAGACGGGTCTACAACAGCTTTTAGTATGTCTACTGTAGCTATTATTGATGGAAGTGCTGTAGCTTACACAGATACATCGCAGATAGAAGTTGAAGTAGGTGGTGTAATTAAAACACTAGGAAGTGACTACTCAGTATCAGGAACTACAGTAACCTTTAATTCAGCACCTCCTTCAGGTACTGACAACGTTTCTATTGAGTATGGTTGGTCTGAAAGCACCGGTTACGGCAGAACAGTTTACATTCCTAACACCTACAACGGAACTAGTGAAAATGGTCGTCACTTTGAATGTAATACACATATTGCATTTGCTAATTTAGACAACATAGCTTTCGTAGGTGATGGTCCTCAGTTATCTAAACTAAGATTTAGAAATGATAGTGACGGACTAAAGGTTACAAACAGCACTACCGGACAAAACCAAAGAGTTCAGTTCAAAGGTTTTTCTCTTAGAGGTAACTCCGACACAAGCACTAACTCAACCCCTTTTGTAGGTATTCTTCTTGAAAACTGCTCTAACTGTGTATTTGAAGATATCTATATTGAAAGATTTGTAGACGGTATTGTTATTGACGCTGACCCGATTGGCACTTCAGGCACAGGTTCGATTAACAATAAGTTCCTAAGGGTTTACATTGACCAAGCTAGGTACCCTAACCCAGTTAATGACTACCCTAGATACGGTGTTCATTTTAAAAACTCCCAAGGCACTTCCCACAAACCTCAGCTTATGCAGTTCAAAGACTGTACTATTTACAGTTCCATCCTCGTAGACACAAAGGAGCTAACAGGCGATGGCAGTAACCTTTCTTTTGTAATTGACAACTTCTCAGGTCTAACCCAAGCCTCAGGCATTAAAGTTTTTGTTGAGGACTCAGATGGCAACTGGGAAAAAAGAACAATAGGCACAGGCTCAACTCAGTACAAATTGTACGACTACACTGGGACTACCCAGGGCGATGAAATTACAACAGCTAAGTCTGCCAAAAACAATACTATGCCTAACTCAAACGGAGCCTTAATTACTAAAGCTGAGGTAGTCTTTGTTACCGCTCCTCCAGCTCAGTCTAACAACGTGTTTCTTGTTCACTCAGACCCAAGAGGTTATCAAGCTATCCGCATAGACGAAGGGTCAGCTAACTCCTTTGATTGCAGTATCGGTGGTTATGAGACAGGTGTCTACTTCGATGGTGGTCCTACTAACAGTCTAATTGACGAGAATGAATTTACTTTTCAGTACGTTCAGTTGACAGACACAGTAATAGACAGACATGCAAGCATAAACACATTTGGTGCTACCACAATTACAGTTAATGATTACGCTACCTCCCATGTAGATGAGTACGTCGACCCAAGTAGACCAATGACTAATTGTATCATTGACAAGCATGGACCAACCAGAAGAATCTCAGACAAACTAACATCGGATGTAGTCCTTACAGGAAGCTACCAAGACATTCTTACTTGGGACGTACCTAACAGAAGGCATGGTACACACAGACACATTGAGGCTTCAATCTTTATTACAGCCATTGAGACTTCAACCACAAGAGTTTCTGCTGACGTAAAGCTAGAGTACTCCGACGACAACGGAGCTAACTACTCAACCCTCCAGACTAGAAGACTTGAGTCAGATGTCACAGGAGCTTCAGGCAATACAAACCACTTAAGCACTTACTTAAGCACTTACCACGATGTTTCTGTGTACAACCCAAAAGAACAGAAGACCTTAAAATACAGAGTGCAAGCTAAACTTGTTTCAGGTGACACAGTTACAGCCGAAGGCTCAAACACTTCGTACCAAAACACAGGTACAGTCACGATTGTAAATCCATAAGGCTAAGGAAAACAAATGACAATTCTTTCTAGAGTTTTCGGACTAAGGTATGAGCAGGGTGAGTTTACACCTACCTACGTTCCTGTAACTACTAACTTTGATACAGACCCTACCTACGATCAGCAGGATGGAGACTACGTTAGGATTGGCAATCAAGTTTTTGTCACCGTCCGTATCAGAACTGACAACGTAGACGCCACAGGAGCCGTAGGACAGATTTCAGTGTCAGGTCTTCCATATGCAGCTATTGCCGCCTACCACGCAGCCCCTGTAGGTTTTGCAGGTACGTTTGGGACAGACCCTGAGTACGGTACAGTAATCTCAGGTGAAAGCAGAATTAGACTCTACAAAGCCGGTGGTTCACAGTTAAGTGCTTCTGATCTAGGTACAGGAGCTAATAACAACCAACTTTATCTTTCATGTACCTATATTACTAATCCGTAAACCACGCATAAGAGGAAAAACTTTATGGCTCTTACAATTCTTTCTGAAGCACTAACGAACGGACAGACTACCTCAGGGGATTGTTTCCTCAATAGGGGTTACTTTAACTTGGGTATCTCAGGTTCGTTCACAGGTACTGTAACAATTCAAAGAAGCGCAGACAAAAGCACTTGGGCTACTGTAGCTACTTACACAGCACCTACTGAAGAAGTCGGCCAAGAAGGTGAAGACATTCACTACAGAGCTTCTTACTCAGGTACAGGCACAGCTACAGTTCGGTTTGGACAAGACCGTAACTAAGCTGTTTAATGTGACGGAGCAAAAGGATGCTAAGTCATGGAAGGCGCTATTGATGTACGGCTGATTGTTACCTTAGGAGGAATACTCTTCAGTGTTGCAGGTGCAGCAGCCGTAGGTAAAATGCAGATTAAGGCTATCTTAGAAACCTTAACTGACTTAGAGAAACGACTCAGAAACCTAGACAAACGCTTAGATACTATGGAGACTAAGGTAGAAACTCAACACCAAAGACTATCTATTATTTCAGGTATGATGGACCCTAATACAATGGAACGTCGTCACAGAGAAATGGCTACAATACAAGCTGATATATCAAGTCTTAAGTTCCATGTAGACAAACTGTCACACATGCACAATGGCAGACATCCAGAAATTAAGAGTTAAAAAAGGGGTTACACAAGTGGAATTAGGTCTAGTATCAAAGCTGCTACTGTTGTTGGTTGTTACACTACCTGATGGTTCATACGAAACAAAGTTATCAGAAGTTACTGAGTGTCCAGCCTACGAAGTAGTACAGCAGATTATGAACTACAGGCTTGAGATAAAAGAAATAACTTCTTGGTATGCTGGCTGCTCTGAATACCCTTTTCTTGAGCTTAAGAAACAACCAGTTTAATTAGCTGCCTTTTTGATTTAGCCTAAGGTTTTATATGCAACCTAAAAAACCATCATTAGACGACGTAAGACTAGCTGCTGAAGCTGACCTTTCAGTATTTATTAAGTTGGTTGCGCCTGAGCAGATGTTAGGTATTTGCCACGAAGATGTAATTAACTGGTGGACTAGGCAAGACAGTAAGTCACACCAGCTTCTACTCTTTCCTCGTGACCACGGTAAGTCTAGGTTAATTGCATTTAGGGCAGCCTGGGAACTAACTAAAGACCCAACACTTAGGATTTTATACATTTCAGCTACAGCAAACCTAGCTGAGAAACAGTTGTCGTTCATCAAGGGTATCCTTACATCTGATACATATCAGAGATACTGGCCTGAACATGTCCACAAAGAAGAAGGTAAGCGCACCCGTTGGACGACATCTGAAATTTGCCTAGACCACCCACTAAGAAAAGAAGAGAACATTCGTGATCCTTCCGTCTTTACAGGTGGCCTAACTACTAGCTTAACTGGTTTGCATTGTGACATCGCAGTACTTGACGATGCAGTCGTATACGAGAATGCCTACACAAACGAAGGACGAGACAGAGTTAAAAGTCAATACTCTTTGTTGTCATCCATCGAAGGAGCTAACTCAAGGGAATGGGTTGTAGGCACTAGGTATCATCCTAAAGATTTGTATAACGACTTAATGCAAATGCAAGAGGACACTTACGACGACAACGGAGACATAGACGGTTCTATTCCAATCTACGAAGTATACGAAAGAGCAGTCGAAGATAGTGGCGAAGGTAATGGTGAGTTCCTTTGGCCTAAGCAAAAACGTAAAGATGGAAAGTGGTTTGGTTTTGATCGTCAGGTCTTAGCTAAGAAAAGAGGGCAGTACCTAGACAAGAGCCAATTCAAAGCTCAATACTACAACGACCCTACTGATCCTGACAACGTACCAGTCAGAAGAGAAAAGTTTCAGTACTTCGAAAGAAAGTTCTTGACAAGGGATAACGGTTACTGGTACTATAAGGACCGTAGAATCAATGTATTTGCAGCAGTTGACTTTGCATTTAGTTTAAATCGTAAGGCTGACTACACAGCTATTGTAGTTGTAGGTGTAGACGGAGAGAATAACTGCTACGTTATTGACATAGATAGGTTCAGAACTGAGAGAATTTCAGACTACTTCGAACACATACTTAATCTACATGCTAAGTGGTCTTTCCGTAAGATCAGAGCCGAAGTTACAGTAGCTCAGTCAGCTATCGTAAAACAACTAAAAGAAATGATTAAAGACCACGGCCTGTCTCTCAGCATTGATGAGTTCAGACCTAGTAAGTCTCATGGTAGTAAGCAAGAACGTATAGCATCTACCCTTGAACCTAGATACGACAACTTACAGATTTGGCATTACAAAGGTGGCAACATCCAAATACTAGAAGAAGAGCTATCTAGTAGGAACCCACCACACGATGACGTAATCGACGCATTAGCTTCATGTATTGATATGGCTATTAAACCATCGACTAGCCTAAACAGAAAAAACAGAAGCAACATTGTTTGGGCTAATAACAGATTTAGAGGTGCTGCCTAATGGCTGGTGAAACTTTAGACATTGAAAACATTGTTGAACCGGAGGTCTTAGCGGTTGAGATTGCTAACAGGTGGCGTGAGTGGGACACCCTTCGTAATACAAAAATCCAAGAGTGGAAAGAACTGCGTAACTACCTCTACGCAACTGACACTAAGACCACAGGCAATGCTATGCTCCCTTGGTCTAACACTACTACGACTCCTAAGCTCACGCAGCTTATGGATAACCTTCATGCTAATTACTTTGCTTCTTTGTTTCCCCAGCAAAAGTGGATGAGGTTTGAGGCTTCGTCCATTGATTCAAATGTAAAGTCTAAAAGAGACACCATCCAAGCGTACATGGAAAACAAAGTTAGACAGTCTGATTTTGTCAACACAGCTTCTGATCTAATCTATGACTACATTCAATACGGTAATTGCTTCGCTACAGTACAGTGGGAAGACAGATACAAGATTAAAGAAGACGGAGATTACATTTCTCAGTACGTTGGTCCTAAGGTAGTTCGTATTTCCCCCTACGATATTTGCTTTAATCCAGCAGCATCTGATTTCCTTAAAGCACCTAAGATTATTAAGTCAATTAAAACCTTGGGTGAAATCAAAAGAATGATTAAGGATGACCCAGCTAAGGAAAACATGCAGGTTATCCTAGATAAAATGCTTCATGCTAGAGCAGCAGTAAGAGGTTCAGACGCTACCTTCAACAAATCAGAAGGCTACATTGCAGATGGTTTCTCATCTATTCAGCACTACTACGAATCTGACTATGTAGAAATCCTAACTTTTTATGGCGATATTTTTGACTACCAGAATGACGAACTCCAAGTAGACCGTATCATTACAATAGTTGATAGAGCTTACATTCTATCTAACGAAGAAAACCCATCTTGGCTTGGACATGCCCCTGTCTTCCACGCAGGATGGAGACCTAGACCTGATAACCTCTACGCTATGGGACCACTAGATAACCTAGTCGGTATGCAGTACAGGATTGACCACCTAGAGAACCTCAAAGCTGACGTATTCGATCAGATTGCTTACCCAGTTATGAAGATCAGAGGTGACGTAGAAGACTTCGACTTTGAACCTGGAACTAGAATCTATCTAGGTGAAGAAGGTGACGTAGGCTACCTAGTACCTGACGCTACAGCACTTAACGCTGACCTCCAGATTCAGACCCTAGAGAACAAGATGGAGGAAATGGCTGGCGCACCTAGACAAGCTATGGGTATCAGAACCCCAGGTGAAAAGACAGCCTTCGAAGTCCAGTCTCTACAGAATGCTGCGTCTCGTATCTTCGAACACAAGACTGCTCACTTCGAAAGAGTATTCCTCGAACCAATTCTAAACTCCATGCTTGAGACAGCAAGACGGTACATGAACTTCAGTGACACTATTAAAGTTATTGATGATGCTACAGGTGTTGCTTTCTTTAGAGACATTACAAAGGATGACATTATTGCCTCCGGTAAAATTGTACCTGTTGGCGCTAGACACTTTGCCGAAAGGGCCAGGCGTGTTCAAAATCTCACTCAACTATTTCAAATCAAAGCTGCTGATCCCACCGTTTCTGCGCATCTCTCAGGTAAAGAGTTCGCTAAGATCATCTCTGAAGAACTTGGTGAGGCGTCTCTCTTTGGTGAAAACATCTCTGTCTCTGAGCAACTTGAGACTCAAACCCAGATGCAGAATGCTGAGGCGGTTAATCAAGAGAACCTAATGACACAAGAAGAGATGGGTATCTAATGAAACAAGTTTGGTTCAGAGGAACTAAATCTGAGGACAAAGAAAAAAGAAGGCACGAAGTTCTTAATTACAGAAATGCCTTCGAAGCTCTAACTGAAATTCTTAACACTCATTACAAAAAGAAAGATGGTGTTAGGGACTACGAGACACCTAATTGGGAGTTTCGTCAAATCGCCGTCAACGAGTACAACCGAGTGCTTGAAGATATTCTTGAACTAATTGATCTAAACAAAAAGGATTAACAATGTCCGTTTTTGACACTGGCTCCGATCAAACCACAGACGGTAGTCAGGCTACAGAGTCAGCTTTTGAAACTGAAACCCAACCACAGGATTCATTTTTAAACAGACTCGTCGAGACTAAGGGAGAGCAATGGAGTGACCCTGAGGTACTAGCTAAAGGTAAACTTGAAGCTGATACCTACATTAGTACTCTTGAGTCCCAACTTAAGGAACTCAAAGAAGATTTAGGTAAACAGGATTATGCCAAGTCATTGCTCGAACAACTTCAGAATAGGGCTACGGATACCACTAACGTAAACACTGAAGTACAGTCCAACAACAATAATACTAGTGGCACTGAAGCAGGCAATACCACGCCAGACCTAAGTGAGAACACACTTAAAAGCCTTGTTGAGCAGACGCTAACAGAACGTGAGAAACAGAGTACAGCTAAACAAAACATTGACTCTGTTAACCAGCAACTAGAACAGATGTATGGAACTGAGGCCAAGGTTGAAATTGAGAAGAAGGCCCAAGCATTGGGTATGCCAGTAAGCCGTCTTCAAGATATTGCAACTGAGTCTCCTACAGCTTTCTTCACGCTAATCGGTGAGCAACGTAGGGATACCCAACCTATGGTCACCGGCACGATCAGAACTGAAGGCGTCAACATGCAGTCCGGCAATCAGGAAAGAAACTGGGACTACTACCAGAACCTGAGACGGACTAACAAAAACCTGTACTACAGTCCTAAGGTTCAACAAAGTCTACTAGAGGATAGAAAACGACTAGGGAACCGATTTGGGCTTTAGTATGTCCTTTGTAAAAACAAGACAAAACTAGGAGAAAATATCATGGCTATGACCACTGGTAATGTTGATCTCCTTACTCGCGGCGAAGTATGGTCTGGCGAGCTTAAGGAAATCCTACGAGACGAAATGATGGCACAGAAGTATGTGCGTATGCTTGAGGGCTTCCCTGATGGCGATACGTTCTTTATTCCTTCCATCGGGCAGGCTCAGGTTGACGACTATTCGGAAGACACCGAAGTTGCATATCGTCCACTTGACACGGGTCAGTTCACGTTTTCTGTGGACAAGTATCTGTCGTCTGCTACCTACATCACGAAGAAAGCTGAACAGGACTCCTTCTACAGTGAAGAGCTTATCTCTCGCTTTGTTCCTGAGCAGGAAAGAGCTATCATGGCTCACTTCGAAACGACGACCCTTGCTGCTGCTGACTCAGGTGTTGCAGCCAACAGTAACGAAGCTCTTGACGGTGTAGAACATCGTTGGGCTGCTGCTGCTGGTACGATTTCGATTGAAGACTTTGCTCGTGCGCGCTTCGCTTTGAAAAGAGCTAGTGTTCCCGATCAGGCTTTGGTTGCTATTGTTGACCCATCTGTCGAGTACACGATCAACACGATCTCTAACCTCGTTAATGTCAGCAATAACCCACGGTTCGAAGGCATTGTTGCAGACGGTATCGCCACGGGCATGACGTTCGTTAAGAACATCTATGGCTTTGACGTGTACTGCTCTAACTACCTTGCGGATGTTACTGACAATGCTCTGCCAGACCGTGATAATTCAAATGTTGACTTCTCTTCTGACAACGGTAAGGCAAACTTGTTCTTCTCCGCTGCTCCGACTGTCACTCCCTTCGTTGGTGCGTGGCGTCAGATGCCAGAAGTTGACTACGAATATAACAAGGACTTGCAGCGTCACGAGTATGTTACGACGAGCCGTTATGGTGTTAAACTGTACCGGCCTGAGAACATGGTTCGTGTTGCTTCCAAGCCTTCTGTGGTATAAGAAAGGAGAATTAAATTATGTCTTATACTAATGCAGACGGTCTGTTTGTTATCACTAACAACGCTCAAGGTGCAGCTAGAGACAATGGCCTTAACGCTCAGAACGGTGTTAAGACTATGGTCTTTGAACTTAAAGATGCAACTAAGCTAGGTACTTCTGATGTTGATCCACAGCCGAATGATGCGTTCATTCCTGCTGGCTCTTACATCACGAAAGCCTCTTTGGTTGTCACCACGGCGTTTACCTCAGGTGGTTCCGCTACTCTGGGTATTGGTCTTCAGCAGGCTGACGGCAGTATCATTGATGCAGATGGTATTGACGCGGCTATCGCTGTTGCTGACTTGGCTGCTAACAAAGCTGTCGTATGTAACGGCGCTCTTGTTGGTGGCACGGCTACGGTTGGTGCGGCTAATGCGTATATGTCGGTTGTTTACGGTACTGCTGCCTTCACGGCTGGTGCTGCTAAACTGGTAATCGAATATATCGAAGTCTAAAAACTAAGGGGAGGAGCCTCAGGGATTACTTGGGGTTCCTCCTCTACCTTAACTTGGAGCAGTAAATGGCTAACGTAACTCATTCCAGTCTAACAGGTGCTGACCTACACGAACCTAAAGGAGTAGAAACAGCTAACTCTGAAGACGTATATGTAGCTGACGGCTCAGGTTCAGGTTCTTGGAAAGGCCAGTCTTTACTTCTTGACCTAAAACTAACTGACATTTCAGGTTCATTCGATAGGTATGTCCCTATTCCTGTAGCCTGTAGAGTCGTGCATATTACTACAGCACTAAGCGCAGCCATCTCAGGAAGTGACTTAGTTCTTACAGTTAAGAATGCAGCAGGAAGTTCTATGGGTACTATCACAGTAACTCAATCAGGTTCTGCCGCAGGTGATGTTGATACGTTAACCCCTTCGTCTAATAATACCTTTGCAGTTAACACGGCTATTGAGATTGAAGGTAACGGTGGGCCTAGTTCCCATGTGGATTTAGACGTTGCAATCCTTCTTGAAAGAGTTACCTCGTAATGAAGAAAACTCTCCTTGAGCTAGTCCAAAGTATCTTAAGTGACATGGACTCAGAGCCAGTCAACAGTATCAGTGACTCGATTGAGGCTGAGCAAATTGCATCTGTAATCGAAGACACCTATTTCAACTTTATCTCAGCTAGGGATATACCTGAGCATAGACAGTTAATTAAGATTACGTCTCTTTCTGATAGCACTAAGCCTACTCACTTTAAGTACGTTGGCAAGGAAATCTATTGGCTTAGATACAACATTGATGAAGCCACAGGAACTAACTACAGGGAAGTTAAGTTTATTGAACCTGGGGATTTTGTCACCCGCAATGTAGATACATCCAACACTCTAATTGTACCTGACGTTCAAGCAGGAACTGAGTTAATAATTCGAAACGACAGAATGCCTTCGTTCTATACGTCCTTTGATGATGAACACATTGTTATGGACGCCTACAAAAGCTCAGTAGAGTCTACCCTTCAGAACAGTAAGACCCAAGCCTACGGGGTGGTATACCCTACATTCACTATCTCAGACACCTTTACACCTGACCTAGATGACACACTGTTCCCTTACTTGTTAGCTGAGTCTAAGTCAGTAGCCTTCTCATTGTTTAAGTCAGGGTCTGACCCTAAGGTAGAACAAGCAGCTAGGCGTCTTAAGTCTTACGTTCAGAATGACATGTTCAGGACTAAGAAAGAAAACGTAAGAAACAAGTACGGAAGATAACATGGTAGAGTTTGAAGAAGATACAGTTAACCAAACCTGTGTCTGTAAACTAAGTAACCTAAAACAAGAGTTGACTATTCGTAAGTCTAAAGATGGTTTTATCTTCTTTGAGATTGCTGCTCCAAAAGGCAAGGTAGCCTACGAACTATCAGGTAAGTACAGTTCGATAGCTTTAGCTAAGAAAGCAGTTCAGGCTTATGACATCAACCTACCTCTTAGCCCTACAATAAAACGCGAGCAGTTTGCACAAGACCGACTCAAACGTAAGGAAAAGAAAACTAATGCCCCAGTCTTTGAACCAGAAGGTAACTAACACATTTATCAAAGGTTTAATTACTGAAGCTGGTGAGCTTACTTTTCCTGCGGACGCTTCAGTTGATGAACTAAATTGTCTACTCGAAAGGGATGGAAGCAGGAAAAGAAGAGAAGGAATTGCCTTTGAACCTAACTTTGAAAACTCCTCCTTTTCGGTTAAAGACGGAGATATAGTTTCTACAGGTACTTGGACAAACGTAGCTGGGTTTCCTGAGAAGGAGTTCCTAGTAGTTCAGGTCAACAGTCATATCTACTTCTATGACAAAGCAGATGCACCTTACTCAAGTACTCAAATAAAAAATTTTTCTTGGACATCTACTGACGGTAACTTCCTTAGTCAGACTGGACAAGAATACATTAACATGCGGTCTTTTGACTACAAAAAAAGTGGTGACTTCAACGACCACAAATGTGACTTTACGTCTATCTCAGGTATTCTAGTTATTGCACACCCTGAGACAGAAACTACAGCTATCATAGCTAAGTTAGATAACTCCACAGGGTCTGACGTTTGGAGCTTTAAGGTCGAACCAATTAGGTTTAGAACTAGAGACTTTAAGTATCTTAGCAAAAGGTCTGACCTTCTTGACCCAGTAGATGAACTAGAGGTATCGGCTCAAAGAATTTACGACACATCTAACAGTGGTTGGTTTGGCGTAGGCAATGGTAGTGCAGCCTTAAAGACTTACCGCACAGACGAAGGACAGTTCCCTGCTCTTAACCTTTCTTGGTTTGCAGGTATTAACGCAGCAGGTGCTTTTACTACGGCTGAGTGGAAGCAGATACAAGCTGGTTCTTCTTTGATAGGTAATGGACTAAACGTAGTTGACTTCTTTAACAGAAGCAGAAAACCCTTAGATAATGTTCCTTTGATTGCAGATGGAAGTGTTCGTAGACTACCAGATGAGTTAGCTAATGAAAAAATCTTTGATAGGTTCTCAACTGTAGCTACACTAAGTGGTAGAGTATTCTACTCAGGTCTTAACAAGGGTGGGCATGACGACAGTAACGTAGTTCTTTTCTCAGCCGTTACTGAAGGGGCTTCTGCTAGTGTTTCTGCTGATGCTTCTAGCCTTGGTGAGTGCCTACAGAAGAATGATCCTACGTCTCAGGACTTCTCTGATTTGTTGGATGACGACGGAGGTGTAATCAGAATAGCTGAGGCTTATGGTATTCGTAAGCTACATCCGTTTAATAATAGTATCTTTGTTTTTGCTGAGAATGGTGTATGGCAGATCAAAGGTGTTGATGACGTATTCAGAGCTACAGGGTTTGCTGTCAATAAGATTTCTTCTGTTGGTCTGTTCAATAAAGATACCTTTGTTTCTGCTGATGGTGTTCCTTTCTGGTGGAGTGATGTAGGTATTCATACTCTTGGGTTTGATGGTCAGACTTTCCAGGCTTCAGAGAATAACATTAGCCTAAACACCATTCAGACTTTCTTCGATAAGATTAAGTCAGACCAAGCTAGGAGATGCGTGTCAGTCTTTGATCCTGTCAATAAGCGTATCTACTGGATGTATCCAAACGAATCTGAGCCTGTACTTTCTAAGCTAAATAACTTCCTAATTCTAGACATACCTCTTCAGGCTTTCTATCCTTGGAAGATCGAAGACACAGACTCAAATACACCTGAGATTATTGGTGCTGAGTACTACACAGGTTTCTCATCTGAGGTTACTACATACAACATTGTAGATAATGACGAAGACACAGTAGTAACCAACTCAGGTAACTTAGTCGTTAACTACAGCCAGAGATTTGTTGACACAGGTGAGCCTGCTTTGGTGTTCCTGTGCAGAGGTGGCTCAAGTCAGTTTGTAACTATGGGTTTCTTCTATGATACTGACTTTAAGGACTGGGGGGAAGCAAGCTACCTATCCTTTGCTGAGGCAGGGCATGAGTTTATGGGTGATCTTATGTTACGAAAGAATGCACCTTACATCCAAGTGTACTCCAGAGTGACTGAAACTGGTTGGGAAGGTAACGAAACAAGTGGTTATGACCCAATCAGAGAAGGCTCATTGTTAGTTTCTTCCTTCTGGGATTTCAGTAAGACCAATACACAGCAGCAGCAAGCGTACAGGCTTAAGCCTATGCCGATTGTTAACCCAAGTGACTTGACTGACTTTGGTTATCCTGATACAGTGGTAGATACCAGACTTAAAATTAGAGGCAGAGGTAAGTCTATGCGTCTTAGGTTTGAGTCAGAAGAAGGTAAAGACTTTCACCTACTTGGATATGGAGTTTTAAGTGCCACCAACAGAAGGTTCTAGTATTTCTTACGCAATAGAAACCTACCAAACAGTTCAAGAAGAAATGAGAACTTTAGTAGGTGAGCATTGGGAAGAGATAGCGGTAAACAAAGACAAAATAAAACTTAACCCTGATTGGGAGTCTTATGAACGTTTGTCTGATGAAGGGTACTTAGGTATCTATACTGCAAGATCAAACGGGGCTTTAGTAGGTTACTTTATCGTAGTGGCTACACCTAACATACATTACAAGGACCATATCTTTGGTGTGAATGATGTTTTGTTTTTGCAGAAGAAGTACCGAAAAGGTTTGACAGGTGTTAAACTAATTAAATTTGCAGAAAAAGATTTGAAGGAAAAGGGTGTCTCAGTTTTAGTTATTAACACTAAAGTTCACACACCTTTTGACAAAATTCTAGAACGCATGAAGTATTCTCTAGTTGAAAGAGTCTACTCTAAGTATATAGGAGAATAGTATGGCAATCGTCGGAGCCGTAGCAGCAGTAGCAGGTACAGCCTTTAGTGTTGTACAGCAGCAAAAAGCAGCAGGTCAGCAGAGAAAAGCTAGACAAGCGCAGCAACGTCAACAAGAACTTCAAGCTAGAAGACAAAGAATTAGGGCTGTACGCCAACAACAGATTGCTGCGTCACAAGCTAGGGCTGGTGCTGCTGGTCTAGGCGGCTTAGAGACCTCAGGGTTCAGAGGTGGTCAAACAGCACTACAGGCTAACCTTGGGGCTGGTCTTGGGTTCTCTACTCAGATGTCAGGCTTGAGTAGAAACATTAGTATGTTCCAGCAGAGAGCTGCGGATGCTATGGGTCTAGCTAGAATGGGTCAGGCTTTTGCTAACTTAGGTATGCAAGGTGCGTCTTTAGGTTTACAAATGGGTGGTCAACCTACTCAGGCTACCATACCTAGTATTGCTACTGGCGATTACGGCGGTATTTACAATTTAGGTTACTAATTAGTAAAAACCTTTTGTAGTCTATTTAAGGAATAAAGTATGCCTGAGATTGGTAATGAAGAAGAAATGGTCTTTGAAGAAATAGGTGCGACTAGCTCAGAGCCTATACCTTTGACGCCTGAAAGATCAATGGACATTCTTGTTGCTACTGGAGAACCGTTAGAAACTTCTGAAGAAGCTAAGGCTAGTTTAGCTCCTTACTCTCAGGATGCTCTCAGAGAAGTACTAAGCTCCGCTGAAGCAGATAGACTAACCCTAGATGAAGTTCAAGCTAAAGCTATAGAACTAAGTGAAAAGCAAAGAGCCTTTGAAGAAAACCCTGACGTTGTTTTAGAACAAGCTGCTTTAGTTAATAACCCTGCTGTTAGCTCTGCTGAATCAAATTTAGCTGTTAACACTCAAAGGGCATTGGAAGAAGTCGAAGCTGCAATTACAGAAGCAAAAGAAGAAAACAGCACCGTAGGGAATATGCTTAATTTCCTAGACAGAGAACTTGTTAGGGCGGTAGTTAACCCTATTGAAGCGTTTACTGAGAGAGACACTAGGTCTACTACTGAGATCATGTCAAGAAGTCTAGGCGATCCAAAAGACTTTTTAACTTGGTTTAAGGGCTACCTAGAAGAAAGAAAAGAAGAAGGTGTCTTTAGAAGTGGTAGCATTAGTGCGCTTGAAGCTCTTAAAGAGGAAGTAGGTAATTTAGGTTTTGACCCAAACTCAGGTTTTAAAAAGGCTTTTTCTCTTATAGACTTACCTGCCATCGGCACTGTAGCAGCCAGTGCTAAAGTAGTTGGCAAAGGTCTTCAATTAACTTCTATTATTGGTTCAAAAACTACAGTCGGTAGAGTAACAGCACTTAGAGGAGAAAGAGCTGGAGAAGAAGCTGCTGAAACAATTCTTGAAAGGGGGCCAGACCCAGAGACAGTAGTTGGCAGAGGTGATGCTACACAAGATTTAAGTGGTTCTGAACCTGTTAGAGCTAACAATTCTAGTTTTGCACAAAAATTAACTGAGACTGCTCTTGCTAAAGAGATTGACCAATTAGATCGTAAAGGTGCCTTTGGACGTTCTGTAACTAAAGAAAAAATTGCAGAAGCAGCAGGTAAAATTATTCAAGATATTCGTGATAACACAACCAATGTAATTAGAAGTGACGCTAAGATAGTCAATGAAGGTCTAGGGAACTGGCTTGTTTCTGTAAGACTAGGTAAAGCTAAAACAGGTGATGCTTACCTTCCTATCCAAACTAAAGCTGTAAAAGAAGGTGAACGTATTGTAGCTAAACTAGCAGACGGAACAGCAGTTAAAGCTAAAGATGAACTATCAACCTTTGGGGAAACGACAGGTACAGGTACAGGTAAAGAAGGTACTTCTAAAATTGAGTATAAAGTACCACCCTCTGTTAAACGTGCTGCTGAGAAACTTGGGCCTACAGCTAAGGTTGTCCAACTAGACCCCGCTGATGCCTCTAAAGGTTATGTCATTGAAGTAACAGAGCGTGTAAGCACCTTAGGTCTTCAAGATAAACTTGGCGTAGAGCTAAACTTAAAGAACGACCTAGCTAGAAGAACTGTAGGTAAACTCTTTAACAACAGACTTATGGCTGGTGCTGCACTTAGGGACAACAGATTTCTAACTACTTTGGCTCAATTAGGTCAAGGTGGTAGGGCCGTTGTTAGGGACATTGTTAGACCTTATGAAAAATCAATTAAGGCTCTTGACTCTAAAGGTAAGTTTACTCTTAACGCTGTGTATGCCAAGCTGAGAGATGGGGAACATGCTCATGTACGCACAAGGTACACTGATGAGGAGTTTTTTGATGAGTACAGAAAACTACACCCTGACGGTGCTGAAGCTACTCAAAAAGAATTGGATGCTTATCACGATCTAGCTACCGTTGAAGAGACTGCCTACTTAATTGAAACGACTAATGTCCTTCAAAGGTTCCTATCCAAAGGGTACAATAGGGCTGTTGAGGTTGCCCCAGGTGTGTTCACTCCAGCTAAGAGAATTACAAAAGCTGAACTGAAGGACTCAGACATTGTTCTTGATGTCGAAGGAAGAGTCTATGGTAGATTAAACGATGAAATTGTTTTCGGAGATTTAGCTGATGACATTCCAGTTTGGAAGCTAGACCAAGCACTACCTACAGGGCAGAGCTTTGTGGTTAACCCTACTAATGCCCGTCTTATCGACCCTACTGATGTTATGGGGTACAACCCAGGTGGTAGAAGAATAAACCCTAACGCTAAGTACTTCCTAGTGATCGGTGGGCAAGGTAAGAGAGTTAAGGCTCTTTTGTCAACCTTTTCTGAGGCAGACGCTAAAGTAGCTAAGGATCAAATGAGGGTTGTTTTAAAAGCAATCAACGAGGGTTCTTCTGACATAGATGAGATTATTAAAAGAAACAACGACTGGAACCCTGACATTCAATCTAAAGCACAGTTTGATGAGTTAGCTTTCGAACAAGGGTGGGTAAAAAATAGAGGTGACCAGATTGAAGGTGACGTAGCCTACAGAGCTAGAGACGGTGAGATAATAGGTGGTGACTTAGACAACGCAGACCTTTGGGCTAATACCTCAGCAGAAGACTACATTCAAAATGACATGAGAAGACAAGACAAGGTTCTTATGGACTTTGGTGGAGGTAAAACCTATAACATTGACCCTGTGTCTTCTACCTTTGCTCAGTTTGGTGACTCAGTGTTTACCTATACCAATAAAGCCTACACACAGAATGCTATGGTTGGTTGGGTCAAAGCTGCTTTACCTAAGGATGGAGTAAAAAGGTCAGAATGGTTTAAGAAGGCTGGTGGTGTAAGTGAGTCTGACTACGAAACTCTCTTTAGAAACGCTGAAGTAACTGGCACAGATGAGTTCGCTGTCCGTATGAGAGAGCTTAGAAACATTACTCTTCGTAGGCTAAACATGCAGGATGAGCCATCTAGGTTTATGGAGCAACTTGGTACTAAAACTGCTGAGTATATTTTTGATGGTAAGATACCCTTTGGTATTGGCAAAGGAAAGAAACTTAATTTCTTAGCTAATGACCCTACAAACACACTCCTTAGAATTGGCTTCCAAAGTTCTTTTGGTTTTATGAACATTTCTCAGTTTGTCATGCAAGGGTTACACGCTACAACCATCATGGCTATATCACCTAAGTATGGCCTCAATGCAGCGGCTATGGTCTTTGCTCAAAGAGGTCTACTAGGTTCAGCTAAAACTCCTGAGGCTTACAAAGAAGGTGTTAAAAGACTAGCTAAACATCACAGTCTTACAGAAGAAACTGCTGAAGAACTGCTAGAGTACATTAGAACTTCAGGTAGGCACATAGTTGCAGGTGACGCTATTGAAGCTGGTACAGGTATTTCTTGGAATATCTCAGGATGGAGAGGTAACAGCAATAAGTACAACTCCTTTTCAGCTAAAGCCCAAAGAGTTACAGATGCGTTAGCTAAAGGTTTAGACGTAGGTCTTTATCCTTTTAATGCAGGTGAGCGTTTGTCTCGTCTTACAGCTATCAATACAGCCTTCCTAGAGTTTAAAGCTAAATACCCTAACGTATCTGCTTCGTCTGACTTTGGTAGGCAGTTCATAACCAGCAGAGAACAGACCCTTACGTTTAATATGACTACAGCAGACAGAGCTATGGTTCAATCTAGCCTTATGAAGGTTCCTACTCAGTGGCTTTCCTACAGTTTTAGGTCTATGGAAGCAGTCTTTGTAGGTAGGGGTCTAACTAAAATGGAAAGAGCCCAATTATTCTTTATGATGGCTCCTCTGTATGGTTTAACTGGCTTTGGGGCGGGTAATGCTGCTGACTATGTAGGTGAGAAATTAGGCTTTGAACCTGGAGGCTCATCTTACGTTGGTCTTAAGTATGGGTTCTTCGATGGTATCTCCCACGCCTTAGGTGGACAAGAAGGTTGGGTAGGATTAGGGACAAGATTGGCTCCTATAGGTGCTTTCTTAGATACTTACGAAAAGATATTCGAAGAAGAAACTATTGGAGCAATAGGTGGTCCGTCTGGTGAAATTGTCACTAACATTGGCGGTGCTGTTTTTGATGCTCTTGCTGACTTAGCTCACGGTAGAACAGCGTTAATGACTGAGGACTTAATTAAAGTACTTCGTCAGCCATCAGGTCTTAACAACGTAGCTAAATTTTTAGGTATTATAAATAACGGTATGTATCGCAGTAAAAGTGGTGTTTCTGTAGGGGATGAAATGGGCATAGGTCAAGCTCTAATGGCTCTTGGCGGCTTTACTCCTGGGCCTGTTCAAGAAATTTACGAAAGAAAAGGTCAGGTATACAACGACAAAAAATCTCTTAGTAAGTTTAGAAAAGAAATTAGTCAAGAAGCTGACACAGCCCTTCGTTATATCTCAGAAGGTGACGAAGAAAGAGGAAGAAAAATGATTAGTGAGATAAGTGCTAAAATTGCTACGTCAGGTTTTAGTTTCAAGGAGACGGTTAGTCTTAGGAAATCAGCTTTGGCACCATTCCAAAAAGACTATCAGAAAATGTATATTCAAATGTTCAAGGACCCTAAGAATACTTACGGTACTAGAGCGTTCAGAAAACTTACTAAGAACCCTGAGGAGAATAACTAATGGCCGGTCCTTTTTATAACCCAGCAGCAGGTATGGGTATCGAACAAGCAGGTGCAAGTGCAGTAGAAAGTCCTGTAGCTCCTGTTACAACCTCAGCCGCCGACGCACTTACTGCTGGTTTTAACCTAGCTGCTGAGGGTGTGTCTTTGTACGCTAAGGACCAAAGGTATAAGAATAGATACGGAGGGACCAGAAGCGGTAGACCTGACCCTAACTTGGCTCGTTTCTCAGAAGAGGTTCAGATAGCTCTCCGAAATAAAGAGCAGTTTGGAGAAGGCCGTTTTAAAATGGACATGAATAGAATTGTCCAAAACTTTGGTTCAGCAGGTCAGGCAATAGATAGAGACATGCTAACCTATTTTGAGCAGACAACAGGCTTACCTTCTGATACATACTTTGGTGTTGACCCAGTAGAAAAGTTTAAAGCAGCCCAAATTCAAACTCCAGAAATACAAGCTGCCGCTGCTCCTTTGATTGCTGCTGGGATGGACCCAGAGAAAGCCTTAAACCAAGCCTTAGAAGAGCAACAAACTTTTACTAGACTATCTGAAAATCTAAAACGAATTAATACACAAAATGCAGCAGAATATATGGCACCAAAGGGTGGACAAGAAACCCAACAAGGGATTATTCAATTTTTTAGGGATACTGCCTATAGCCGACTAACCGCACTGGTTAACACAGGGAAAGCTACAGAACAAGATGCCAGAATAGTACTATCTAACTATCAAGCGTTACTAGCTACACCTAAAATGCAGATTCCTTCAGGTGTTAGTCCTGAAGTTAGGGCGCAAGAGGTCGCCTCTAGAAATAACCTAAAAGGCTCTATCGAAACTGTAGTGAAATTACTAGATGCTGGAGAACAGGGTCAGTCACTGTTGCAGAACATTGCACAAGACCCAAAGATGCCTGACGACGATAAAAAGAATATGCTTGCAAGAATTTCTTTGCTTTCAGCTAAAGACCCAGTTCAGTTAATGTCTTTTATGGGCATTTCAGATATGAATGACTTGATAAAAGGTAACACAGCCTTAGGTAAACTTCCGCCAAGTAATTTTGAACTGGGTAATTTAAACAGTGTAACTTCTAAAGGTTTAGCAAAAGCACCTCCAGGGCAGACTCCACCTCCTGAAGAGATTGTACCTCCTGAGCTTTCAGATGCAATTAAGAAGATGTCGTCAAGTGAGTTAGTAAGGTTTACTCAAGGTAACGCCAAGAAAGCATCTTATCCCGGCTGGGACTTTAACTCCCAAGAAGATGTAAAGGCTTTTGCTACTTCTATGTACAGTGTAGCTCAAGGACTTACTGCACCTCAGCAGAATAGACTACGAACGATTGATGACTTAGGCAAACTATTAAATAGGAATATCTTTAAAAACCTAGACTCCCTAGATAAGGTGGACCCAGAGCAAGCAGCGTTACTTAGAGCTTCTTTAGGTGTAGGTTTGACTACTGAACTTACCAGAAGGAAGGTGCAGCTTAGTTCTATAGAAAAAAGTCTAGTAGGTGACGCAGCATCAGATGGTATTACCACAGCTAAGTTTAACCTAGAGACAGGTAAGTACGAGTTAACTCCTGAGTTTATTAACAGTCAGACCCCTGAGGATATGAAGTCTTTTCAGGTGGGTGTCGATTATGCCTACGGAGGTGACTTAGCTAAAGGTGCCGAGAATAATTTCGTTAGGCTTACCACCGCAAGAAGCCCTAACCAAGGTCCAGGTGACGCAAGTAAAGTAGTGTCCGACGGAAACCTTATAAGAATTGAAGATGCCCAAAGAAACAGGAGAGCTACCGCAGCCCTTCGACAGTTCTACTCTTCTTTAGATGCTGGCGGTCAATTACCTCCTCTTGCTCAGGAGTTTAGCGATCCATCGACAGAAGCTAGAAGAGTTGCTGCGACAGTGGCTGGTACTGCTCCTATGAACCAAGCATCTCCTCCCCCTCCTGCTGTTGAACAACCGGCAGACCAAGGTATAGGCACTAGCCCTAGACCTACGAACCAAAGACCAGAGGTTACTTTAACACCTACCAATAGAATGACTAGTGCTGGTAGAAGGCTCTATGAAACGTCTGAAGGAGAGTTGGTATCTGAAAAAACTACTACAGTTCAAGACCCAAATAGCAAACTGTGGTATAATATACCTACTATAAACAATGGCACTATGATGTCTGTTGATGAAGCTGCTGAGCTTTACCTTGGTAAGGGTGAAGTTAAGGACGTAGAAACTGGACGTGTTATCCAAAGTTTCGAAACAATAGAAGAAGCTGAAAACGCAGCTAGAGCCAGAAGTCAAGAACTTAGACAAGGACAGACTATGGACCAAGCACCTCCGCCTCCTATTGTACAACCTGCTGGAGCTACCTCAGGTATATCCTCAGTTACTGAGGCCGGGGCTGGCTTTACGACTGTAACTAAGGCTGATGGAACTGTAGTCAAACGTGAAGGTGTTCGTAACTGGAGAAATAACAACCCAGGTAACTTAGAAGCAGGGGACTTTGCAACGTCTAAAGGTGCAATAGGTAGTGACGGAAGGTTTGCTGTATTTAAGACCTATGAAGAAGGAAGGGAGGCTATGCGATCTCTTCTGTTCGAAGGTAAAAACTACAGAACCAAAACAATCTCCGAAGCTATTACTAGGTATGCCCCTCCTAAAGAAAACGACACAGACCTCTACATTAAAAGAGTTACAGATGCTTTAGGGGTTTCTGACAGTACAAAACTTAGTGACCTTAGCAATGACCAAAGGTCTGCTATGTTAGACGCTATGCAAAAACATGAAGGCTTTAAAGAAGGGACTGAAACGGTAGTTGAACCTTCTTCTGGTCCCGATTTAGTTTCTAGGGCAGGGACTGCTATAGGTCAAGCTCTTTCGTCACCTGCTCAAGCAGCGCCTTTGCCTGACAGTATGTTACCACCAGGGTTTAGGTCTACAGACTCACAGGGTCGTCCGTTCCTACGTCCTGAAGAAGGTGCTGAGGTTACTCAAGGCAGTATGCTAGATAGTCTTATATCTTCAGTTAGGTCTGCCTTAAACTTGGGGTCAGACGAAGAGGCTCGGTCAACAGCTGAGAAACTTATGCAGAGTGGTATCATTCCTCGTAGACCTGAAAGGAAACCTATGAGGCTACCTCCTGTTAGGCCAACAGAACAAGAGCTGGCTGAAGCAAACCAGTTGACACCATTTGAAAGTTTTATAGAAAAAGCAAAAGATAGTACAGCTTATGTCGTAAACAGTATGGCCGAATTAGGTCAGGATATAACAGGAACTCCTGATGCTTTAGCTATGATGATTAAAGACGTAGGGTATAAAAATACACTAGGTATTCCTTTGGATAGAAAAACTCAAACGAAGTCTGACCTAAAGGCTAGTACATATTCTGCTTTACAAGATTTAGCTAAGATAGCTCTTTCTAAAGGTAGGATGAGTATAGAATGGGATGACTACGGAGTAGACTCTAACAATATAAACATCAAGGCTTTAATTGGAGGAGGCGATACAAAAGCCGCTGATGATTTTTACCCTAGAAATAAATTAGGTTTCCTAAGGTTAGCTAAAACTCTTATGGTAGACCCTAAATTAGACGCTGCTTTGACTATCGGCGGGGCATCTCTAAAGAAAAATGACAAGGGTGAGATTATTCTAACAGACACTTACGACGCTGAAAAGTTTCTTAAAGGGTCTGCTTCTGGAGGTATTTACGGGTTTGTAAGAAATTATCTAGGTAAAGAAGGCCGCCTATCCCTAGAAAAAACAACAGATTCAAAAATTAAATGGGAAGTTAACTTAGGTAAGCTAGAGGAGTAGACCATGGGTGGATTACCCTTAGAACTAATCACCATGCTAGGCTCAGGGTTGTTGTCAGGAGTTATGACACTCTGGGGCCAAGCAGCTAAGTCCAAACAAGAAGCATTCAACAGGGCCATCGAAGGACTATCTGCACAGTCAGAAGCTACAGACCTAGCTAGGAGATACGAGAACAAGGGTTTCCAAGTTACTCGTAGGATCATAGCTCTTGCATCTGTAGCTGCTATCATAGTCTGGCCTAAGATTGTAGCTGTCTTCTGGCCTGAGATACCTGTCACAGTAGGGTATACTGAGTGGCACCCAGGCTTCTTGTTCCTTACTGAGGGGACTGAGGAGACTACATGGCAGGCACTAACCGGGTTGGTCATCACACCCTTAGATACCCACCTACTTGGAGCCATCATAGGTATGTACTTTGGTGCATCTATGGTTAAGAACGCGAGGTAAAGATTATGGCTAAGAAACTAGACAAATCTAAAATGAAGTGTAACAAACCTAAGCGTACTCCAGGTCATGCTACTAAGTCTCATGTAGTTAAGGCTTGTGCTAATGGCAAAGAGAAGATCATTAGGTTTGGTCAACAAGGTGTATCAGGTGCAGGTAAAAGCCCTAAGTCAGCTAAGGACAAAGCTAGGAAGAAGTCCTTCAAAGCTAGACACGCTAAGAATATCAAGAAGGGTAAGATGTCTGCTGCGTACTGGGCTGACAAGGTGAAGTGGTAATGGCTAAAGCAACTCCAACTAACCCATCTCTGTGGTCTAGAGCTAAGGCTGAGGCCAAGAAGAAGTTCAAAGTCTACCCTTCAGCGTATGCTAATGCTTGGGCTGCTAAGTGGTACAAAGGTAAAGGCGGAAGCTGGAAAGGTGGTGACAATAAAGTCTCTAAGAAAGGTAAGAAATAATGGCTAAAGGTGTTAAACACTATCTAAAAGATGGCACAGAGTATAAGGGTAATATGCACAAGATGCCAAATGGTCAGATTCATTCAGGTAAGACACACGGTAAAACTAGTAAACGTCTGTATCACTTTAAAGACCTGAGTGCGGCTTCAAAAAAGAAAGCCAGAAAGTAATGGCTAAAGGAGGCTTAGGTAAGTGGTTCTCTGAACAGTGGACTGACGTAAAGACAGGCAAGCCATGCGGTAGGAAGTCAGCTAAAGGTAAATCCAAAAGACCCTACCCAGCATGTAGGCCTAAGAGTGTTGCTTCTAGAATTACTAAGAAGGAAGCAGCTAAGAAGACCGGACCCAAGAGGGTTAAGTGGTCAACAACAGCAAGTGGAAAGAAAAGGAAATAACTATGCCGTATTCCGAAACTAAGGGTGCAACGCCCTACAAGAACGCTACCAAGAAAAAGGTAGAAGACAAGAAGAAAAAGAAGAAACCTATGAAAAAGAGAATGAAGTAGGTAAGACTAAGGGGAGAGCCATTGGATTGGTCCTCCCCTTTTTCTTTTTTTTAGGTAGTCCCTGAGGTTTAACCCTGCTTGAAGGAGTACTCAATTAGCATCTCAGGTTGAACGAACTCAACTATGTCTGGGAACACCTTAGCTATCTCAAAGGCACAAGCCCTAGCTAATCGCCTATGCTCCTTCTGAGTAGACTCATGGGTTCTCAGTTCGATGTAGTGAATCCATGACCTAAGACTTGCATTAGCAAACAGTCTAGTTCTAGTCAAACCCTCAGGGAGTAATGCTCTAGCCTGCTCCTTAGCTATGCCCTTCTTTAAGGCTTCGTCGTACAAGCTAAAGCACTGGTCAATGACTTTATCCTGAGATGCCTTCCACCATATTTCAGTAGCTGCATTTGTATTAGGCAAGGAGTTCTGTCTGTTGACCGTATCCTGTAGCCTAGTCTCCCTTCTGTCTGAGTTAGTCTCAGTAGCTGCGTACCTCTGAGAGAACTCCTGAAACCCAGTGAAGGATTTATGCCTGAGTAGTTGTCTAGCTATATCCCTAGTAGTAGTTATGTCTAAGCAAACACTCACCATCTCGAAGGGGGACCAGTGCTTGTGGTTAATCAAGTAGTGAATCAGCTTAGAGTTGTTAAGCCCTGAGATTTGAGACGTAGGGTTAGACACTCTAGCGTAGTAGGCAATCAAGTCAGTGAAGTTATCACCTACACTAACCCCTTTGGTTGCCTTTGTGTAACCAGCTAAATTAACTTCACAAGTCATTGTCAACTCCTTTTTTAGAGTTAGTAGTTTGGCGTCCCCGGTAGGATTCGAACCTACGACCCACAGCTTAGAAGGCTGTTGCTCTATCCTGCTGAGCTACGGAGACTAACCCTGCTGAGTACCTTACGAAGCTACTAAGACTTACTTCTGGTCTTCTGTTGGTTTTTCTGACCAGATAGTGAACTTAAAGTGCTTACCAAAACCATCCATAATTTCTTTAGGATAGCCGTTGTCAGTTAACCATTTCATAGTGTTACCAAGGATATTCTCCTGAGAGATAGGCTTAGGAAAACCCCACTTGTAACCTTGCAGAGGGTCAATGTAGTAGGAAGATTTCTTATCCTTCTCTTTGTTAGATTTCTTTTCGGTATTCTCTGCCTCTCTTTCAGCTAGAACTTTTTCGAACTCTTTCTCAGTCATGTAGTAAGAGGAGAGAATAGTCGCGATTGCATCCTTAACCCTCAGGTCTTCAGCGTACTCACTAAGAGTGAAGTAGTCCTTGATGAGGGTTTCGACTACAATCTTATCTTTCTGGTCTTCAGAGATGTCGATACTCAAGCTAATCATTTGGTTTCTCCTTTTGATACTTCAAGCTGGAGGTAACTAAGATACCACTTAGCCTTCTCCAAGTCTTGCGAAGCCTTACCTTTGTACCGCCAACGATGAAGATACTTCTTTGTATTCCCTTCGAGGTAGCCAATGAAGGCTTCCTCAGGTAGGTTGTCTTTGAGGTATTCGATACACTCAATCTCACCTGTGTTGTAATGCGGAGGTTTGTTGACAGCATCGACCACACTATCACCCCTTAGTTCGGTTGAGTCTGGGTACTCGTCCCACATCTTAGACCCCACAACTTCCTCCTGATCCTGAGATGTCACAGATATCGTGTGTCTCAACATGTTCGTCAAACTCCTCACCAAGTTTCTCAACAGCTTCAGTGTATGGCACAGATGTTAGCGGCTGTCCACCCCTACTGCCGTCAGGATAGCAAGTAAATCCTCTCAACCTACCTGCATACTTAGCTAGGGTCTTAGAAAAATCAGGAACTGTGTCTTCGTTGTTGAGCTTACTACCCCAAGCAGGAAGGTTAATGGTTGAGGAGATACTCATATCAACGTAGTCCTGAACGTCAGCTTGGAAGCTCATACGACGTTCGTAGTCAGAAGCTAGGTCGAGGGCTGACTCAACACTCTCAGGGTTGGCTCCGTACAGGTCAATGAGTTCCTGTGCTGCTGAGTCAACAACGTACTGATAGACCCAACGGTTAGTTCCTTTGAGGTATCTACGCTTGTATGCCACAGCAAAGATAGGTTCTACGCCGGTCGAAGTACCAGCAAGAATACCAATACTACCAGTTGGAGCAATAGCCCTGTTAGCCACGGGAGTGGACACAGATAGCCCCTCAGCAAACTGTTTAGATACTTTGTCACTAACTCCCTTATATACTGACAACCACGAATGAAGCTCCTGAGTAACCTCATACTTGTAGTTTCTCTTGATGAGCCATTCGTGTACTCCCATAAAACCAAGGCCCAGTCGTCTGTTTTTTTCTCGTGTTTCATGTACCTTCTCATATGGTAGGTGGGCTTTGAGTGTACCGCAAATGAGGAACTTAGTGGATAGTTCAACTAGGTCAGACAACTCAGATAGGCTTTCGATCCTACCAAAGTTAAGTGAACCTAAGTTGCATACATCACTGTCGTCTTCTGAGGTAACCTCAGTGCAGGCGTTCCGTAGGGTTTCGTTTTCCTTGTCAAAGAAATTGAAGCTAAACCCAGGCTCAGCAGTCTTCATTGCCTGTAGTACGTTCTCCTCAAAGACCTTACCTACTTGACCTGTTTCGTAGTAGTTCAGCAGCCACTCAGTATCGTAGTTGACACTAATGTTGGTCATGTCCATAGGTGCAGGGAAGTTGAAGTCATCCTGCTTAATATCCCAAAGAGACTTACCTGTGCTACCTACTGGCATACTAGCCCAGTCTTTAGAGCTTAGGAATTTCCCTACGTCTTGGTGTTTCCAGTTGAGGGACGCATAAATAGCTGACCTGCGGCTACCACCTTGCATGACCCTACGGCCAATCTCGTTAATCATCTGCATCTTAGGGATAGGACCAGAAGCCTGTCCCCCTGTACGCTGGATGGGTGCGCCTTCATGTCGGTACACACTGTAGTCTACACCAATACCACCACCTGTCATAAGACATGACTCAGCCTTCCAGCTTAGGTTAGCCCAGTCTTGTCTGCTGTCTTCTTCTGCCTTAAGTAGGTAACAGTTATTGAAGAACTTATTCTGTCTTCCTGCGTAGTACAGATACCTACCACCGGGGATGAACTTCATGTCAGTGATAGCCTTAGCTAGGTCAGTGCATTCATCCCTAGTCATTAGGTCACCACATACGTCATCCACTAGGGTCTTAGCTAGGGCTTCCCAAGTCTCACAGCCTTCATGCCGGTACTTGTGATTGAAGATGTCCTCGCTGAACTTTGACCTGAACATTGGGTTTAGGTTTGACTTGTACGACATGCTCATTTGTTTTTCTTTCCTTTGTTAGTTCATGTTTCTCAAGATAGTTTAAAGCCTTCATAACACCTTCAATGTTGTCACCTAATTTTCCGATAGCCAGATTGCAGTGATTACAAAGCAAGCCTCTTATTAGCCCAGTATCGTGATCGTGGTCAACAGCGAATCTGTTAGTTAACTTATTCTGATGAATGCCGCAGCAAGCACACTTACCCTTTTGCTCAGTAAACATAAGGTTGTACTCATGTAACCCTATGCCAAATTTTCTTTTTATGTCTTTGGCTCTAATCTTCTCCCTATTCTTTTCTCTGTAGGCTTTGCTCTTGGCTCTAAGCTTCTCCTTGTTCTTTTCTCTGTAGGCTTTGCTCTTGGCGTTAATCTTCTCCTTGTTCTTTTCATAGTAGGCTTTGCTATGGGCTTTGTGGTAGGCTTTAATCTGCTCCTTATTCTTTTCTCTGTAGGCTTTGTGCCTGGCGTTAATCTTCTCCTTATTCTTTTCATAGTAGGCTTTGTTCCAGGCTTTGTGGTAGGCTTTAAGCTTCTCCTTATTCTTTTCTCTGTAGGCTTTTGCATCCTCAGGATTAGCATAAGGCATTTAGTTATCCTCCTCTTCGTTTAGGTAATCGTTGTCGCTGAAGTAATCCTCCAAGTCGATCAACCCTTCAAAGA